AAGGAACGCGAATGAACTTTGATTGACGTCGCCGCGCTTCATCAATTCCGCCAAATCATTGGCATATGTTGTGTTCGGCAAATCAACCTCATAAAACAAACCGCGTTTGTCCGTGCTGATTCTTAGTGTGCCACTTGACACACGTCCCAACAATAAATTTTCGTCGTGGTTAAAATAGGCACGAACGTCGTTGTCCATAACGCCATCGAACGCACCCGTTGCAATTTGTTCGTAGAATCCGCCCATCCATTCGGAATCCGAATTATAAACTGCGGCATATCCACGGATTGTGTTTCCATTTTGTTCCGCGTTTTCCATTCGGAATTCGCGTTGTTCTTTTACGACTGAAGATTTGCGAACCTCAGCGTCGAATTTTTCTAATGTGCTAAATCTATGGACAACGTTCAACACTGGTTTGCGCTCAACGTATGCGTCCGATTCGGAATCGTAGCGGTAAATTCTAATCAATGCCGCCGGGTCGTCTGCCGTTCCGTTGACTTTGAATCCCGAATCCGCTTCCAATTCGCCGTCCTTTTCAACTTGAATGATTCGGCCATAAGCATTGCCGCCCGATGAGTTCCAACGCACAAAGTCACCAACCGCCAATTCGTTTGGTTCTGCTCTTTCTTCAACCCTTGATTCCGTTTCAACATCATCAGCCATTTCCCCTTTGCCGAATGTGATGACGATTTCGTCATCGGTTTCAACAACGGATTTGATGTGTCTTTCGTTGGGTTGTTCGCTTTTATCTTCTTTCATTTTTTCAATCGTTCTTTTTGCCCAATTCAACATCGGGTCGCCACCCCATGCGGCATACATAATTGAACCACAAATTTCTTTTCCGTCCTCATCAGTGAAACGACCTTGGTCGTACACTTTGGCACGTGATAAAAACGAATAGGTCCGAACCAAAACGTCGTCCGAAATCGCTTCGCCACTTGACAATTGATTGGCTCTTTGCCAACCGACGGGTGTGCCACAATCGGTGCCGTTGTCCTCGCGGTGTTTTAACGCCTTCTTAGCGTTGTTCTTTGCCCCTTCGGGGTAATCACTCCACGGCATCGCTTGCGTCGTTTTGTGGGCTTGCCACGTCAATCATATTCATTGGTTGCAAATATGCATCGCCACCATCAATCGGTGCCATATTCTCCAACTTGCGCACATCGTTTGCGCTAATCCATCCCCATTGACGTCCCTTTGTGTAGGCTTCGTATCTCGAACGAATATCACCACGCAACAATCCGTCCATATTGAAACGGATGTAATATTGTGAATCACCGACAAACAACTTGCGATTGATTTCGGATTCCCATCGTTTAACCCAAGGCAAAATCGTGTTGCGTTGGAACATTATTCCTTGTTCTTCTACGTTCGCACGTGTGGATGAATTTTCCATACTTCCCAAATAAGCCAATGGCAAACGGAAAAAACGGGCGATATCTTCAACGCCAAATTTTCGTGTGCTGATGAACTGCGATTCTTGTGGGCTGATGGACATCTTTTCGACCTTCATCCCTTCTTCGAGAATCGCCGTTTTGTGTGCGTTATCCAATCCCGCGTTGCGTTGTTGCCACGAACGAATCAATCGTTTGTAAGCCTCGTCGCTTAATCGTCCGGGATGTGTTAAGACTGCGGAAACGTTTGCGCCGTTACCAAAGAACGAACCGCCGAATTGGTCGGCCGCTAATCCAAGGCCGATTGATTCACGTGCGGATTCAATGACCGACTTTCCAATGATTCCGTCGAAACCTAATCCAACAATGTGAATCATTTCCGAATCGTCGAACGTTTCTTTTTTATCGACTTGATAGAACTTTTCTTCTTTGTAAACCTTGACTTGAACGCGGTCCGGATGAATCGGAATCAATTGGATTGGATTCCCAGCGGCATCGCGTTTGATTGCGATGAACGCATTCCCGTGCAAACACAAATGTGCTTGACACGTTTCGCGGAATGTGAAATCCGTCATCATCGCATTTGGGTGATGAATCAATTTGTTGATTGGATGGCCTTCAGCATCTTGAACGATGCCGTCCGCGGTTTGCTTAACGCTCCACGGCAATGTTGCCATTGTTTCGGAAATAACACGAACGGCACCAAATACGGCAGACAATTGCATCGCGGTGTTTTCCGTGACGGCAATGCCCGTTTTTGATTCGTTGTCGCTGAACATCCATTCGGCGGGGTTCGCCAATGATGTTGATGGGCGGTTCGGATTGGAACGAAATGCGCCCAAAATGCGCCCGAATAAATTTTGATTTTCGGCCATTCGGTTGAAAATGATTGTACAATTCGGGGTGAATATACAATATCATTTGCAATGAAACAATAGACAAAAAAAGGGGACGTCACCACAACGTCCCCTACCAAACCAAAACACCAATCGGAGCAGAACGCCCCGTGGTTCCTTAAATGCTTTTATGGATTGCCGAATTTCTTTTCAAACGCTCGTTCAATGCTGAACGGCTGAATGAAACGTATGTCGTGCATTCTTTCAATATGATTCCCGATGGAGTGATTGATTCCACCAAAAATTCTTTTCCCGTGCGCGTCATCTCGATGATGTCGCCAACCGATATGTCGTCAACTGGTTCCATGTTCGGTTTGTAATGTACGGAATCTTTTGTCGTTGTTGTGTAATACATAGGCGGAAAATTTTTATGGCGACCCTTTCGGGCCGCCTTTGGTTTTTTATTTTACTAAATAGCGGTAATGTGGTTTTTGAATTTCGCCACCCGCGATGATTGTCCACGCTTTAACAACCTTTTCGCCATCGGTGATTGTGGTTGTGATGTTTACGTCTACATATCCCGTTGTCATCTCAATCTTATCTTGGTTCAATCCTTTCTTTTCGATTCTCAATGCCAACTTCGCGATTGAGTTGGTGTAGTGCTTTTCTGCCGCTTTAACCATTCTTTCAACGTGGTCATTTACATCGCCGTTGAAAAAGTATGATGGCAATCTCATAAGTTTACGTTGATTCGCCCAATATTGAGATTTGCCAACTAATTCAAATGTCTCTTTATACGCTTTGCGAATCCATTCTTTTGTTTGTGCGAAATCTTCTTTTGCCCATTCGATTGTCATTTCGATGTAAGTCTTTTTCAACTCTTGTGTTTCTGCCGTTAGTCTTTGTGAAAGTGTCATTTTGTGGTTGTTTTGGTCACCGCTTCATTGCGATGGTGTAAACATACAACAAAAAACCGAATTCACAAATCGTGAAGAACTTTTTTTCAATTTTTTTTATTTGGTTCTAAATCAGTGCGGAAAACATTGATGATTTCCCCATTCAAAAGGATGCGCACAATGTACCCATCGCCCGTTTCAGCAATCCACGGCGTGAACCCATTTTCAAACAACATCAATCCCAATTCGCGGGCATCTTCCATTTTCATCATAACATTCGGATTCCTTGCGATTCATATGTGGACGTTCCCGTCATATCTTTTCCCTCCATCGTCATCATCTCACCCAATGCCATTATCATTGCAATGATTCCGTCAATCTTATCACCCGCTTTTGATTTACTGAACTTCACATTCTCGGCATCGTCTTTTTTTGTGACTACATTCGCCGCCATCCATCGCATCATTCCGTGACCGCCATGATGCAACAATCGTTTCTTCACCAAGATTTCCGCATTCTTAATCGGTGCGGTCATAGAAATAAAACCTTGGCCAAACGGGTCCATCTCAATCCCAGCATCCGTCAATTGTTGGACCAATGAATTCGAATTCCATCTATCAAAAGCCACGGATTGAATATCAAAGATTTCCGCGCATTCCTTTATCTTTCTCTCAATGACCGCGTAATCCGTTGAATTCCCTTCCGTCACAATCAGTTCGCCAGCACTCACGAATTTGTCGTAAGAACCACCCGTTTGATTCCGACGCCGTTCAACGGCCGCTTCACTGACAAACAAAAACGGCACAATCTTGACGCTTTCGTCATCCATTGGGAACGCCAAAACGAACGCCGTGACATCCTCAACGGCGGCCAAATCAAGTCCCGCGTATGCCTTGCGTCCTTTCAATTGTTCCAAATCTATATTGCCCGCCGATTTCATCCATTCGTCATCGGTAATCCACGACGCCAATGAGTTCACCCACTGGTTCAAATGCAGTTGACGGAATGCGATTTCCGACGACGGCAACGTCTTTGCCTCGCGCGCCATCTTTTCAAAATATTCGGGCTTGATTGAGATGCCGAAATTTGGGTTCGCCTTTTTCCAAACCTTTGGGTCGTGAATGTCATCGTCCGGGTCCGCCTCATATATAAGTGGCAAAAATGTGTTGTCCTCAATCACGCCTTCTTCAACTCGTTTGCCGTACGAATACAATTCATGACAAATGGAATTCGTGTCGAACACTCCAGCCGTGGTGATTGCAATC